AAGCCCCGCAATGCCTAATACCTTCGAAAACGAGATAGGATAGCTGACCGTGATATCACGCCTTGAACCTACCCACGTATATCCACCCTGTATAATTAGCGGCACCGCACCGCCGAGCTTCACCCACCATGCATTCGCATTCGACACATTGCCCGCGACGACGCCAGCTGCTGAGAGGTCGTCCGTATCGAGAAAACGTTTGAACGGAGTGTCGTTGATTGCGACTGAACTATTTCCACCACGGTGAAACATCCTGCCGGTAGGCTGTTCTATCCAAAGCTGTGCCGATTCAGCACCTTTGTCCGCCGGAAGGTTGAGAAGCTGCCCATATTGCCCTGGCTGGTTTGCTATTTTATTGTTCTGAGTAAAGTAGCTCATAAACACGCCCAGTGCGTTAAGTGCGGCGTTTGTTGCCGGCAGTGTTGGGTTTCCCCCCAGCCTGTGCAGGTAGTCCCACAGCCCTGCATCCCCGACCAGAGTGCCTGCTTTGCCAACGGTTACATTGGCTAATGAATCGGTTCCTGTACCACCATGAGCTACTGGAAGAATGCCGGTAACGCCGCCGACTACTGTCTTATCAGCTGCGTTGAGTATTCCTGCGTTTTCACTCGCAAGATCTGTTTTGATTGTCTTCCCCAGCATGGCGGGCGTTACGATTTTCGTCTTGTTCGTCCCAGCTGTGACTTCTTCCTGTGTTGCATAATCGATCGTGCGGTACAGCATCGCCCATGTGACGGTGCCGTCGGCCACGGTGTTCCCCGCCGCCCTCCATGTGGGGATTACGTCCCCTGTAGTCCCTGCTACCGCAGCTCTTGCCAAAGTGTTTACCGGCATGTCAGGGCTGACAAGTACGGCTCCTGCCGGATAACTTGTATTTGGCTGCCACATTGTGATTTTTACAACATCAGAAAGCGTGCCATACATATTCCGAACAAATTCCTGATATTGCTGCTGTGTAGTACCGTCAGCCCCTGCCCACTTCAAGTATTGCTCAACATCTCTTGTTAATTTAGTTGTTGCCATTTTAACGTTCCTCCACATATCCCTGCCAGGAAATATCTGCCACACCGTTTACCGGATCTCCATTCGGATCTATTAGCTGAATGATACACGGCGTGCGAGAGACGATCTTCATCGCTACCGCCGCGCTGGATTGAATGGCGTCCAAATGCACCGCCGTAGTCTTATAGAACGGTGTCACGATCGGAAGTTTTGTTCCGTCAGCAGAAACCTCAATGTCTTCAAAATGCTCGTTCCGATCTGGAACGTCGATCAATGCTTCTAATTGTTTTATCACTGTTTCCTCAACGGAAGAATTTAGTGAATGAACCTTGATCTGAATAACGTCTCCTTTTCGTACAAGCACTCGGTCTGAATACTGCTTCCAGAAATTATTACCTCCGTCGCTGCCATCAAAAGCCGCCGCTTCCTCTGCCGTCCAGTACGATTTGGACGCCTCTTTTAGATAGGCGTTCGTGCCGCCCTTCTTGTAGTAGATAATAGCCGGTCCTTTTATTTCCGAACGTATCCAAAACTGGCCTGAAGATTCTGCATTGAAACTTGCGGTAGTATCATACGCTAAAAAGTTCGTGTCCCATTTGAACCTACTGTTCCCACTCCACATGAATTGGTTTTTCGCCGGCCACATGTCTGCGATGGACTTCGCATGAATATTCCCATCACTTAGAATCGCCCCGCCACTAGAGACTTTCTCCCAATTGCCATCCTTGAAATCATGGTGAACTAAAACATTTTCCTCAAGCAAATCCCCTAAATCAAGAATGCAATATGCATATTTTTTAGATTCATTGCCCGCATTGTCTACCGCTTTAATCATAACCGTGTGCGTTCCTTGGCGGATCGTCTGTGTCTCATATGGCTGCGTTGTTATGAGCCCCGCTTGAACCGGTATGCCGTTATCCCAATTTAGTTCCTGCCCCTGCGTATACTTGATTCTGAACCCCGCAATGTCATTTGGATAAGGATAAGTGAATTTCCACCAATACCGCCGGAGACCGCTCGCCATCTTCTCCACGTTAATGCTTTCTACATCCGGGGGAAGCATGTCCTGTCCATCAGTTAGAATGTTGTTTTCGACGTAATCGGACTTTTCGCCAATATCATTGATTGCATAAACGCGAACACGATAAACTTGTAATGATAACGCGGTAAACGTATAGGAGCTTTCGTTCTGCGTGAACTTTTTCTCAAACGTCCAATTCACGCCATCGGTAGATTTTTCGAGACATACCGTGTTGAACTGTCTAGGATTGATCCACGTACAGTGCACCAGTGAAGTAATAGTACCGTCAAATTCTGCGTACTTTTCAGTAGACAATATCAGATTTTTAGGTGCTTCTATCATCGACGTCGGTCGAACGATCTCTGGAACTTTGTCCGTATCAGCATCATATAGTTCCGGATAGTATTCCACTGCCGTAATTGTCCGCGTCTCTTCGTCCATATTCGTAGATATAGACAGGACCTTAAACTCTTTAGCCTGAAACCCTGCCTTACCCAGCGCGTACACATCATCTTTTGTAGCCGTGTTTATACCGTCAATGATAACAGTATTTCCCGCCGCGGAAACGACATTTCTCTTCACAAGAGAATCATTTGTGCTATCACGATACATGAATGACGTATAATCGCCGCCATCAAGATTGTCCACATCTACAGTAATGGTATTTCCATCCACACTTACCACGCGGCCGCCAATCCCCCACTCCGTCACATCTGTCTGCACGGTGATGACATCGCCGATCTGGCAGGCGATAGAATCCGCGAATGCTTCAAACTGAATCGTGCGTATTTCATACTTATTTTCGCGAAGTTTGTACTTTCCGTATTGATACGCCTGCTTTGCATCGGTACATCCCATGAGCTCTATCTGCGTTGGCTGCGCCACCGAATCGCTGCTGTCATAGTCTTCATTGAAAACGGCAAGAACGTCTCGCTCATAGTTTTTCTCGCGATTCATGAAGGAAATCTCAATACTGTTTGCCCGGCTTTCTGTCGCCAGATACTCATTCGAAAAAGAATCCTTCTTGATATTCGCGACGGTAAAAAGCTGAACTGACGGGCTCGCGTAGTCGTAAATGCACGATACTTTGGTGCCGACGATGATGACAGATCCACGTCCGACACGGCACGGATAATTTACCGCGTCCCATACCTTCATAGCACTATCAAAAAGGTAGTTGAATTGGATATTTGCTTTGGTGCACATAGCCGCCCACGCCGCGAAGGCGTAATAGTCCATGTTCTCTTTTGGGATGCCTTCTGCCTCATAGGCATAAGTATGCCCATCTTCATTTAAAAGCTTCCTACATCCATGGAGAATATCATAACAAGCCCATGCCGGGTTGCTCGCTGGTTGCTCTTCATAAGAACTTGTCATCGGGTTCCAAATGTATACGCTGCTTCGCTCGATAGTGCAAGTGAGCTGCGGATCACTACCAGACAACTGATCTGTGGCGAGTGCTTTTAGTCCTAGCAGGGCTTTGCCAGGATGGGTGAAATCGTCATAGACCACCTGCGTGACAGCTACCCACTGGACTTTGTTCGCTGTTCGTATATCTGTCCTATCCTTTGCTGCGCACTGAACACGGACTTCGTACTGCGCCGGTTCTAAGTTATAGATACGGTACATTCTATAAAAGACGCTAGTTTCCTTGCTCCGAATAATACCATCATAAAGATGTGCATCCTTGATCGCTTTCTTCCACTCGTCATACGTCATAGTGTACTCATAAATCGGAATACGCTCCCCGTTTTTGTAGCGATAGAAGGTTTTCCCCCACTTCGTATAGGTTTCGTATCCGACTAATTTACGACACTCTGCGTTGTAGTGCGCTTTCCACGTGACCAACGTGCCAAATCCGCTTGTGTTTTTTGCCCAGTCTGGTATCCATTCGTAATTCTCGTTTCGGATTGGAATATTCTGCCAGTCGCTTGTACCAACTTTACGGTACTGCGCTTTAAGAGTAACACTGGTGTAATCGGCATTGCCACTGTCATTGGAATAGTACAGCCCATTAGGGAAGGCGATAGTGATTTCAATCCCATTTGCCGTATCCCCGTCCAGCGTCACGGTGTTCCATTTCCCAACATTCAGCTCATACGCCAAGGCGGTATCCGCATACGAATCATTGAAGTCAGGAATAATGCTTTGCTGATTGGATCCGCTACGGATTTCCACTGACACGTTGGAATAATTCTCGATCGGATTATTATTCAGCTTGATCGCCGATACATCGTCGAGCTCGCCTTCTGCCAAGCAATAGAGAATATTCAGATACTGGTTTTTACCGTCAGAAATAACATGACGTTGCAACATCATACCCGCCGTTTTTACCTTACCATAGCAAATAGGTAAAACATACCCCTGCCCGGTTAGCGTAGACGGTGTGCCCCATCCGTATGTGTTTGACTGTTCGGACGCATTAGTAAGGTCTGCTTTCGGCATGGTCAGTTTGGTCATGATATGGTTCCCGATCAGCGTCATGGCTAACGCACCGGCAATACGCCCAGCCATAAGCCAACCACTAATACCTGCCTTGAACGCCGCCCCTGCCATGCCAGCGCCAAAAATTGTTAAACCAACGGCCAAAATCCACCCGAATGCTTTCTTCTGGATTTTTGGAGCGACTACGATTTCCTGCCCATCCATGACCGTTGCGCTCGGATCTACCTGCACACCATTCACTGCATACAGCTTTTCGCCATCTTCTGCGTGATATTCACGTACCGGCCTCTGTTTGTCATATGGGGCCCAATACTCTTTCTTCCCTTTTGCCGTATCAAATGGGTTCGTGATTATGATGACATGTACCATACCTGTAGATCCCCTTCAGCCTTGAAACATACCGGGAAAATCGCTCAATGCATACGCCGCTGACTGTAGTAGAGTGAAGCAGCATATTATTCCCAAGATAAACGCCCACGTGGTCAATCCCGTGCCCGCCTAAATCGAAAGCACAAATAGCTCCCTCTTCCGGGCGAGACAGTTTTTCGTAGTATTTGACACCTTTAATGTCCGCCGGATTGCTATAATCCATCGTTAGATAATCCGGCAGCGTCTCTCCCCTCCGCCGGAAAACCTCTTTCACTAGCTCCCAACACGGGTACTTTTCGAATGGCTGGCCCACCAAATCAGTTACGTCTAGCATATAAACCTCCCTGCGGTATCGTCGGTTCACCGCCAAATCTCGTATTGTTCCCGCGTGCCCGACAATCAGTCAACGTCTTATTGCAGGTAGTGAGAGATCCTTTATACCCACACCGAACGCCCTTAAACTTGAACGGGCACCAGTCCTTCATGATACGTACATTCGGATAGCGCCGATCTAAACTTGCGCCGCATCCAAGCTTGATAGATACGTAATCCTTTTTCGTTGTGGCCCCGGCAATAACGAAATGTTCTTCCTGTAAAATCTCATCAGAAATATTCGTGTTGATAACGGCTACAGTGACTTTCCCGCCGGACGCACCGTCATATGTTTCCAAAATGCGGGAAATTGTGCCTGTGATATTGGAAACTGTGAGGGTGCACGACGGCAATTCCGTAGAAGTCTGTTTCACTTCTGAAAGAGAAAAATAATAAGGGTAGTAATCTATCCCCTTGAACGTGATTTTTTCATTGTTCAGTACAAGATGAATGGCCTCTTCATTTTTATACTGTATAGTCAGCAAAAGCAGGTATACGCCATCGGTGGATACCCTGTTTTTCTCTATAATCGCTGCCGTAGAAAGATTCATGCTATACCTCGCTCAATGTAATACTGCCACTCCATAGGTTCAGCTCTACCAGCTGGAAGGAAAGCTCGCTGTCAGTGAAGCGAACCGTGAATTCCCGCCCGGAGTATTCATTCCCTTCGTCCGCCGGATAAGTCCACCCAAAGGAAAGCGCACCTCCTCTCGTCTGCTGATAGAAAGCGCGCAATTTGTTGTAATCTTCTGTAGGAAGCTTCGACCATGACAACTTGAATGCTTTAGGAAGCTTCGTAAAGCGCGGGCGTGTGAGAATGGTCTCATTGTCCACTTGCATTTTTAGCGTGTGATCCGTAAATATTTCATTCAACGGATAATCAGGCGTCTGTATATCCGGAAAAACCATTTATCTCACCCCCATGATAGCGTCTTTCAAGCCGTACTCATTAGTCGTCAGTGCTTCTCCGACCGTAGAAAGAATAATCTGGTGCAGCAGTTTCCCAGACGAATCTTGCGAAGTCGTCTGACGCGCCTGCATCTGCGTTCCTGTGTTGTTATTTACAATCACCTGCACCTGCGCCGGTGTCTGTGCTCCGCCGGAAAGCATCTTCCTTGTGTCGCCATTAGAATACACGTGAGCGTCCCTGCTGAATCGTACCAATTCGGGGCCACGTTCGCCGACCATCACCCAGCGATCCGTCAGCACATCGCCGCCGGATGCATAACCGTAATTGGCTGCTACAGATTCCCACACGCCAAAATCAGCTTTAGCGGCCTCATGCGCTGCCCCCAAGCTCTTACTTCCACCTCCGCCAAAGATGCCTGTCACAACTTTCATGATAAGCAGTTTCGCGATCACCTGCGAAATGGATTTCAGTACGCTCTTGGCAAAGTCGCGGAAGAAAGATTTCATGCGTGTGCAGAAATTCCCCGTAGAAGACAAGCAGCTTGCAAGTGAGCTTTCAATATCAGAAAACAGGTTGACCGTTGTGTCTTTCCAGTTGATTTGCTGATTAGAAATCTCTGTCAATGCCTGCTTCCAACCCTCTTTGTAGTTATAGCAAGACTGGTCATTGATGGACTTAATGGTGCTAGAAAGTTTCTGCTCAATAGAAATTCTCTGATTATATGAAAGATTCGTGTCGTTCAGCTGCTCCTGCAAATAAGACTTGTAGTCGTTCAGCTTATTTGTCAGCTCCTGCGAGCGGCTGTAGGCTTCGCCAAACCCAAGATTTCTATTCGAAATCGCAGAAATCTGGTCATCATACCTCCCCATCGTTTCCGTTTGCTGCGCTTCTTTGGCCTTCTGTCTCATAGCCTTCGCGTAGTCGATCATGGCGTTTTGCAAGTTGCTGATGACATTTTCATTCACGCCGAGTGCCTTGTCTTTCTCGACCTGTACCTTGTACTCTTCGAGCTTGTCATTCGCTTCCTGCATGGTCTTATCATAGGCCGTCTGCGCTCCAGTGACGGAAAGAGTAGCTTCATTCAGATTTTTGGTGTCGCGAATGGTGAGTTTCGTTGCATCCGCCAACTTTCTGTAAAGCTCTTCTCTCTGGCGTGCCATGTCTTTCCTGCCGTTCCCAGTCTCGCCGTTCAGCGTCGCTTCTTTGTTAGCAAGCTGCATAAGGCGGGGGAGGAGCTGCTGTGCATAACTAAGCCGCGTGCCTTCGGTATCATCTCCTGGTGCCTCGTATTGCGAAAACACAATGTGATTCGCTTCTTCTAAACTGCTTGCAGCGCGAAGTCGCGTCCCCACGTCTTTGTAATACTGCGCTTCTCTCAATTCATAATCAGAAAATTCGAGCTGTTTCTCCCGATCTGTCCAATCGCCGTTAGCATAATCATAGAGGTTTTGGAAACGCTCTCCGCCCCATTGAACTGAACCGTAATGCCCCTGCCCATTATCAGCGGCATAATCAATGGATTCTGTATCGCCTTTCCCAGCTTCCTGCATCTGATTTCCTGCCAATGCAGCGGCCGCGTAGACATTGTAACCGTGCTGTAAATACCAAAAGGCATTTCCTAGCGCATCAGTATATTCCAGTTCAAGAAGCGCCGCTTTACCAGATTTACCGCCGGACGCCTTTCCGCTCCCACCGTCATCCTGCTTTTTAACGACATCGGCGAGCGTGGCTTTCCGCATGAGATCCTCGGCCTCTTTTGCCTTCTGTTCTGAAATTCGAGCCATTTCCGAATACATATCCACCAGACTGTTCTGCGCCTTTGTGTGGAACATTTCTTCATCAGCCGCATCCGCCGCGTCGTAGTCTTTCTGCGTTGGAGTAAATTTCTTTACATAGGAGCCCTGCAGTATTTCCTCTTCTTCCACATCGTCATATCCCCCCAGCTCCGCGCTGGAAAAGAAGTCATGTACATTGTAATCGCCGCTTTTCGCCTTCTCATACTTACTGCTTACTCCATACGCTATAGCAGCGAGTGTTCCTACACCTACTGCTCCAATAAGTCCCGCCGGATTCATGGCAAGAGCTTTGACGACTGCCAAATTTCTAAACCAGGTATACGCACTTTTCAGCCCTGCGACAAGACTAGGAATAAGACCAATGAGCCCTTCCGCGGCCATCGAAATCATGGAGATCTGCATCGCCGCATCTGCGGCTTCTTTCGCCATATCATGACAGCCATCGGTATTTGCTATATAAGCATCTGTGAGGATGGAAACGCCCATGCCAGCGGACGAAACCACGCCTAGCATCTTGCTCATTTTCCCATTAAAAAGACCTATCCCCTGATTCGTCTCGTCTAGTTTCTGTTTGTGAACAGTCAGTGCTTCGTTAGCCTCTTTGATAGCAGCGACTTCTTTCTTCGTAGCAAGTGTTGCCTTGTCTTTGGCTTCTGCCACCTGCTGCAAATAATTTACGGTTTCCTTGTAAACGGCGTTCGCTTTATCCGTTGCGCCACGCTCATTCAATGCGGCTTGCAGCGCCTTGCTCTCTTCAAGCAACTTTTTTGTCGCCTGAAACGCCTCTTCGCCGCCGATTTTGAACGCATTAGAAAGAGCGTTAAATTCAAGCGCCGCATCCGCGTTTGCCTGTTTCACCTGCTCTATCTGTTCTTTTACGAGCTTGAAATTCTCAGCAAATGCTTTCGCGCTATCCCCGACCTGCTTAAATGCCGCGTCTACAGATAAAAAGTTCGTCTGATCTACCGTTTTTAAGCCCTGAATAAGCTGGTTTATGAACTCATAGGATTTGACTTGTGCTTCTTTCGCACTCATCCCAACTTTTTCAAGCTGGCTTGAAATTTCTTTAAAAAGTGCTGCCACGCGCTCTTTCTGCCCAAGTTCATTTGCCGTATTTCCGCTGGACTGGTATTTAATATACTCAATCTGCGCGTTGGTTAATCGCTCTGTATTCGTCCGCGTAGACTGCAATACATCATTCCAAACCTTCGCCGAATTGATAGCTTCGTCCATGACAGGCTTCACTTTAGCGCTCATTCCGGTTTTAAGAGAATCCATGAATTTCTCGGTAGTCACTTGAACGACTTCGTAGTCAAGCTTTAGTGCCTGTAACTTAGAGCGAAGTTCCTCTACCGCTGTCTGCTGCCACTTCCAAATCTGCCGGTTCGCATCACCTTTGGCTCCGCCGCGGCCGCTTGTGTCTGCATCCAAGAAGCGCTGCACACGTGCTTCTGCCGCTTCTCCGCGAGAATATGGATTTCTCACCTTCTCCGCCATGAGAGAAATATTTTTCAGTTCATCACTAGAAGTCTTTGAAACCTGCATCAGGCGTTCATGTTCCTTCTGCATGACTTCAGAAATGGCTTTGGACTGCTGCTGATACAACTCCACTTCATGCTTCTGCTGGTCATTCTTTGCTTTCAGTGCATCTGCTTCTCTCTTGATTTCTTCCGCGCGGCCGTTACCGCTGATGATCTGCCGCATGGCTTCCGCACTATATCCGCCATTTACAAGCGAAACGATTTTATTCTGCCAAGTAACAGATTCCTTGATACTCATCCCCATGGCCTGCCACTTTTTTGCCAGGTTTGTGATGGAATTTTCATTCGATTCAAGAATGGAGTTCAAAGTTTGCGCTTTACTTGCGCTTTCGGAAATCTGCCCAGTTACGTCAGCGAAGGAATTTAAAGCGCTATCGACGAGCCTTTTCTCTTCCTCTTCGTATTTCAAAGCCTTCTTTTGCGCTTCCAGACGGCCGTTAAATTTATCCTGCATGCCCTGAATAGCGCGGCCCAGCCCCGTATGCAATTCTCTCTCTTCGCGCGTCACGCTAAGAATCTGCATTAAATCCTTGATATACTTAGAGGCTTTGAATCCCGCCCAGAGCGTGACAATTTCACCTATATGTTCACCGGCCTGCCCGAGTGCAGCGACGGCGGTCTTGCCGACATACGTGGCCCCGACAAGCCCGCTGGACATAAACTCACCAACTTTTTTGGCGCTCTCTACCATTTCCACCATGGAACCGGAAACGGTGCTGATAGAGCTGATAAATTCAGGATTGATTTTCCATTCTTTTGTTGACTTATCCACCTGAATGATTGATTCGCCAAACTCCTTCAGTGCTTCTGAATACATGCCGCGAAGTGGTTCTGTACCTTCGGCGATCCCGCGCTGTAGTCCTTCTTTGATCTGATCGATACGTCCCTTGACCGTATTATTCGTTTCGAGAGCTGAATATTCAAACCCTTTCATACGGTCCATCAAGAATTTATATAGCCCTTCGGACGATTCTTTCGCCTTCTTGATATCCGCATCGGAAATGCCAAGCGCAGTAGCGAGCGTAGAGGACGCGGGGCGAATTCCTCCCTGTACAAGGTCTCGAAGCTCCTGTACAAGCTGTGCGCCATCCAATCCGAGTGACTTAACCGCATTGACACCGACCGTCGTAAACTTCTCGATCTGCTCAATCGACATGCCCGCTCCAAGCCCAGGACCTAAAAGGGCACGGAAGGTATCAATCAATTCGCTGGCCGTCGCGGACGTTTTAAGAGATTCATTCTGCAAGTCTTTCATGATTTTAGAAGAAATCGTAAGCGACTGGTTCCAGGAAAGCTGCTGCCCGTTTATCTGCATCATGGATGCCAGGATGCCAGCCATGCCGACACGGTTCGTTTCCATCATGTTTCCGTAGTCATACGCACCGCCGACGACTGTGCTCCACAGATTTCCAAGTTTCTGGATACCCTCGTAGATGACGGTATAACGCGCCATAGAGTATACAAGGCGGTTCAGCATTTTGCTGGTATTGCTGGCGCTCTGCGCTGCTTTATCAAGCCCCAAAGCCATGTCGCTAAACTGCTTTGCTCCGCCGGACTTCCCATTTGTCATTGCCCGCAGATTGACGGAGAAATTCTTCGCCGCACTCGCACTTTTCCCAAGAGAGGATGTTAGGCGTTCATTGGCGCTTGCCATATTGTTTAAGCTGCTGCTCGCTCCGTCGATAATACTGACTTTCGCTCTTGTCTCAATGACGCCCATCTTCCACACTCTCCTTAATGACTAAACTTTCGATTTTCCTCATGCGCTTCATCATTGCAGGCCCTATGTGTATGCGGGATAAGCGGGCGACTGTTTCCAAATCTACCCAATTAAGCCCGCTGATAAAAGGGCGGCTCATCGTCCCTACATAGTGCACACAGTTTGAAGCTAGCGCATATAGCCTCATCGCCCTGAAATTACCCGGCCGGATTTCGGGAGCCCTATCAGGGCAATTCTCACAATCTAATTTGCGCCCGGTCTGTTTAGCGGCCTTTCTGCACGTATCACAGTATTTAGCGCCGCCTCTGATTCGCCAGTCCCAGACGCTTTCTAGTTTTTTAAGTCTTCCAGCTCGCTCTTTTCAGAAAGCGCCTGCGTCTTCACGAGCAGATCCATAATTGTCCCCGGCGTATACTTCGCAGAATCCGGATCGATTTTGTAGATGTTCTGAGCCACCCACCGCGCCATACGGACGCCGATCAGCTTTGCTGGCGTATTCGAAGTTTCAAGCTCATCAGAATATTCAAGGAACTGCTCAAATTCCGAAAATGTCATAGCTTTTGCAATAAGTTTTTCTTCTTTCTTTTCTGTCGGTTTCATGTTGTTTTCGTTATCCATTTTTATTTCCTCACATATAAAAAAATGCCCCGCCGGAAAATCCGACGGGGTACTCATTAAAATTCGTATGTAGCTACCCCGTTTACCAAGGTAAACTGAATGCAGGAATTTAAAGAATTTTCTTTATAGAAAGCGGAATAATCCAGTTCCTGCGTGATGCCCTTCGTACCGTCAATGCCCGGCGACTTTCTCGCGAACATGACTTCCGGGATATCGACAACAAGAGACTTATCCCCCTTTGTCAGTGTAACCTGGAGCTGTGTTACTTTGGAAGTCATCGCTTTGTCGATGAAAGTTTTGTCGTCGAAGAAAGCAGTCAGCTTACCAGTTGGGGAAATTATGCCTTCATTGATTCGTGTTCGGAACCCGCCGCTGCCAATCGCATAGCCGCTATCATCAAGACCGAATGGAATAGTAAGAGAAAGCTCCGTCGCGATCGCTACATTCGCCCCGTCGATTTTCAGAGATGCCTGAAAATTGTTGAGACGGTTAAACCCGACTTTAGTGATATTTTCGTCCGTTGCCGCTGCTGCATCATTGATTGTTTCTTTACATCCGATAAAGCCAACGGTAGCAGTCAATTCACCGTCGCCGCCGAACGTCATTTCAATCTGATTGACCTTGACCCCGTTAATGAGCGAATACACACCATTAGAGAATACCTTCTCTACAGCGAAGGACGGCTGCGTCTTTCCAGGCTTGAAGACATGGGTATAGAGATTAGTGCCGCTCTCCCCCGGCGTTGTAGTCGGTCTTCCAAATGCCGCCGCCAGAAGATATCCGAATGCATCGGTATCCACCGGCGTGACAACGTTCCCCGTGCAGTCGATATTTCCGAGCATCGGTTCCGCTGCATCGCGGCGTCCTGTGATAGTACCAGGTGAACTGGAATTCTGCGAACTGGAAAGTGAATTAGAATTGAATGGGATCTCAAAACCCTTGACCGTTTCCGGCAGCTTGCTCAATGCCTCTTCCGGATACAATCTGGTCTTGGAATAAACGCCCATAGCCTGACCTGCCATTTTCTACCTCCTATAACTCTTCTGTATAATTCCCACCAAGCGCCTGATAAATACGCTTGTTTACCTTGATTTTCCCCGCCCAATGGCGACCTGCCGGATCGATGGGGAAAGGACCGTTCGTATTTACCTTCGCGCATGGGCGATTATTGATTTCAGCGTCATTGAAAACATCCTCAATGATAGTCATGAAGTCGGCGCAATCCTTAAAGGCGTCCATGATTTTTACGCCATCCGCCTCGATGAATTCCGGCTCCTCTTTCCCTACGCCTACCCATAATGTGAATTCGTAAGGGCAAAATTCAATATTCTGCCCTTCCTGCTTCGAAAAGTCCGTCACAATGATGTACGGTGTGTCATCGTAGGCAGGAATGTATTTCCTTGTAATATCCCCCACAAGTACATGGAGCTCTTTGTCAGGGAACCGCTCTTTGCAAAAGGAGATGATTCTTTTGTCTGTTTTAAGCTGTGCTCCGATATGAAGCATCGTGCTTGTGATATCCAGATTTTGCAATCCCATCAGCCTAACCTCCGTACACCTTATAGACGCGCTTATTCTTCTTGCCGAATTTCACATTTCCTTCCATGTAAGACTGTACTTTCCTCTCAATGTACGGCGCAAAATTATCATGAATCCGCGTCATCATCGGCTCAAAGATCGGTCTTGCAGGTGTGATAAGTTCTTTTTTCTTCTTACTAAGAGGGTAAATATACTTATCATAGTCGCGGCTCTCGACGATAGAACCGTACCTTTCGAGCTCAGCATCATACGCATTATAGAAAATACGACGAATGCTTTCTGTCACCGGCTGCCGCCCGCCAAGCTCGTTTCTTCGCCCGTATTCCGCAGACGATTTGGAAGTCCACCCGATCACGGTTGAAATGCTGTCTGGCATGTACTGATACCCGACGGCGCGGATCATCTGCCCATAGAGATACCGTGAGGCGTGCCCCTGCAATTCTCTACGCGGCTGGATGTTCCCTTCCGTAAACCAAATCTGATTCCAACCGTCATCGGTATGGTACAAGACGCCTTTTCGGACGCCTTCTTTGATTTCCTTTTGAATGTAGTACCCAAGCGACTTCGACACGCTTTTTAAGTAATTCTTATTGTTAGCAAGCATCCGTTTGAGGGCAGGCGTTAATTCGTCAGATACCGATATTTCAATCAGATTCATCGTCCGAGTGCCCTTTCTGCTTTCGTTGCAAGCAACACAAAATGACTTCCTGCCACGTCGTGCTCGACGATATTAGAAACTGAATACCTATCACCGTTGTAGACGATTGCATCGCCTTCCACTGGTGATAGAACTCCATTCTCGCCTTCGTCGCACACGCAGAAATACGCCGCATCAACAAGAGCCGCGTTTTCTATAACGGTTTTCGCTTCATTCCAGTCAGAACGAGAATTGGACACACCGACATATACGAGCGCCACGATATCTTTCCCGTTGTAAGAAATGTGCTCCCCCAGTCTTTTATCAGAGAAGAATGCCTTTTGACATATCCTCCGCTGCGCGTCCATCATCCCCATCTGACTTCCTCCTAGACATTGATTTTTACATCAATCGAGGTCGAATCCGCTGTTTCTCCGCTCCATGCGACGCCGACCGCCGGATCGGTGCCTGTCGTCGCAGTAATAGCGCCGGATTCGTCAAGATATACTTTCGTCCCCTGCGTGATAGCTTCCGCCGCTTTCTTAGGGAACTGGAATACGCCTTCTGCGTCACACGCCACATAACCGTTTTTTGCTGTCGCTGCTTTGGCGACCGCATAAATGCTGCCTACTTTCAGCAATTCATGATAGGCAACGTCTGTAGACGCCTTCACGGTGATAATTGATCCGGGCTGTCTGAATGTTCCAATAGTAGTAGCCATCTTTTATCCTCCTTATACCCCTTCGTTCTTGACGAATGCACGATAATCAATCAGATTGAACCCAAAGTCCATCCAGTACTGGTAATCAATGCCGAGATGTTTTTCGCTCTGCACGGTTCTGGAATACGGGCGATCTACGCCGTTCAAAGTGGTAAATTCGATGCCTTCCATTTCAGAAGGCTTCGCGATCGCATAGTAAGCATCGCCTTCAAGCCACGGAGAAGTGAAAAGTACCATCTTGTTCTGCATGGGGTTATTCACGCCTGCATTATTCTGCGCCGGATCGGATGCAGAATGCAGAATCTGAAGATGTTCAAACTCATGCTCGTCTGATGCCAGCAGGAAAGCCGGGAACGTACCGATATAGGTTTTATCTTCGCGGTCTTTCTGACGATGCATCAGCTTGCGCATTTCAGAATACGCCTTGGCGGAAATGTCTTTGTTCGTCTCCACAATATTTTTATTCTTCGCGTTGAACGGGACGGATTTAGTCAGCATGTCGAAGAACATCTTTTCCTGCAGGCGTCTGAACCCGCCAGACTGCTTCTGAATAGCTTTCGTGACTACGCCCATGTCATCGTTAATGAAGATTTCACGGGTAAAAGAAATTGCCTTGCCGTAAGTCTGAATTGCCGTGGAGATTTTACCGTCTTTCATTTCTCCATACTTAAATTCATCGCTTTCAGGTGCCATCAGTTCCGGCATGCCGTCCACCCCAAGCCAGTATTTATTGGTCTTCTTGAAATCTGGGTTCGATCCTTTAGAAACGAAATTCAAGAAAATAGCTGGCTGCTCTTTATAGGATTTCAGCATCACCTTGTTTCCAAAATTATCAACGATAGAAACGAACTGGTCTGTACCCATCGCTCTTTCCTTGAACATGGCATTGAACAGGTCATTGGAGTTCATGAGATGTGCTTTTCTCTCGCTCATACCGCCGAAGAGAGTGAGTGCATCTTCTGCAATGGAGCGCAGGGATGCATTCGCATATTCATTAGACACCGCTTTTTCTTCGCCGATGACGCCAAAGCGGATAGCCATCCCGTCTACTGCACGCTTCGCGAATTTTTCTTTTTCATCCGTAACAACATTGATGCCGGACGGCTGATTTTTCGGGGCGCTCATTGCCTTTTCAAGGATCTCTTTTCGGACATCTTCAATGGATGTGCCGTTTTCGATGTAACCTCTCATGGTTTCATCGTCAACTCCCATGCCTCTGCAAACTTTCGTAACTTCCGTGACACGAGCTCGTTCTGCTCTTGCTGCTTTTTCTGCCGCTTCACGAACCGCTGCCTCGTTGATTGCCGGTGCTTCCGGCTTCTGGTTTTCGCCCATCTTTGGCTCCTCCTCGTTCTGAACAATAGAAATGGTCATGTCTGTATTTGTAAGTCCCCTCCCGATTGCACAATCGGGATCTGCCGGACAACTTACCAAAGAAATTTCATAAGGTTCCCATCTGTCTGTTACGTCCATGTCACAGTCAAATGTAAGTCCCTTATAACTGTTGCCTTTCGGCACGCGAACCGTATTGAGGCGGCGATATCCGACGGAAATCCCTTTCAGCGATCCGGAAAGAATTTTCTGAAAATACTTTTCGGATTCTTCGTCTTTATCGATCGTCGCTTCTGCCGTGACTTTCCCATCTTCAAAAGACACGTTCTCGATTTTCCCGATCACAATGTTTCGATTGTGATTGAAAAGCATCGGCATGACGCCATTTTCAAAGCGCGTCAGATCTACATTTCCCTTTGCGCACAAGCAGACTTCCGGCACAAACCAGTTGTCACACGGTGCTTCTGTCATAAAAGAAAATCGCAGTTTCCGGCTCGCTTCATCCACGCCGTCCACTGCGATTTCTCTTAATCCAAACTGTTTAATTGTCGTCGTTTCCCCCATCTTTACCTCCTGTACCATCGTCTTCCGGGTCATTCTTTATCTCGCTGTCTTGCACGCCGAATGCCAACGCGACGCCTTTAGATTCTGCATAGTCCTGAACTTCCTTCATCTGGTCAATGCGTTCGCGCCAGTCCGCACCCTGTTCTGCGCAATACTCCTGGAATGATTTGCCACCATTTGCAAGGTTAATGGCATTCGCCTGCGCTTCTTTTAGCGGATCGATCCATCCAAGCGAGGAGGCAAGCCACGTAGCCTTGTAATACTCTTCGTCCCCATATTTAAACCCAGTCCCGTCCAGAAGGCCGGTCAGATAGCATATGTTCACGAAGCGCTTATAAAGCGGCCGCAAGAAATATTCAACCAGCTCACCGCGGATTGAATCGTAGGTCAGCTGATCTCCCAGAAGATTCTGCCGGGCAGATGCATAGTTTACGCGCTCTACGTTACGACTGGTGCTTTCCAGTGAAAGCCCTTTGTCGGCGGCTATAATTCGCTGCTGCAAAGGCAGGAAATTGCTTGCATCCGTCACCTGAGCGTTCGGTGTGAGCCCTTTGATGTGCTCGCCCGCCTTCAGGTATTTAATAGAACCGCCTTCGATGTTTTCTACGCGGCTGCCGTCTGACTGATTAGCAATGCGTCCCGGAGCGCCAAGCGTGTTATCTGTCTCGACGAAGGCGGAAAAGCACGCCGCGATTTTCTGCTGAAACATGACCGCCACGTTGTAATCGCCAAGATCCTTTGTGACGCCGATGGTTCTAGCCATTTCTGTGATTTCCCGAAACTGACTGACGCGCGACTTTTTCCACAAAAAAATCACATCTTTTGCGTCATATCGTCGCGGCTCCATTTCCGTGAAACCGTCCGGCTCCGTCTGCTTTAGCCAATAGCCCAACGGTTTACCCGTCATATCGAGCTCGACGCCATTCGCAATGACGCACCCCTTCGGGTCTTGCAGGACGGTTATCGTATCCAGATCATCAACTTCGTGAAGCTGAATAGTAAGCGGTATTTTTCTCTTCCCGTCCAGCGGGAATGTCGCCATGATGCCACCATCCACAAATTTCCTGACAACAATGAGCTTCATGATGTCATTCAGGCACTGCTGTTGCGTAATGTCGCAGTTTTCGTGATGTTCCCACTCTCTCCAAAGTGCCTCAATGCGCTGATTAAACACATCATTGTTTGTCTGCGCCTGCATATTAAAACCGGTCCCGATAGCATTATTCAAAAATGCTTCCAATACGGAACCGGTGATGGGATTATTTCTTTCCAAATCCCTTGCTCGCGCTCGAAGTTTATCGCGCGAATACGTATTAAATTGTTCTGCCGTCCCATCGAAGGGCAGGCGCTCGTCTTTCCGCGTTTCCTGTGCCGCCGAATACCCGAAGTATCGCTCTCGTACCATTTTTGATCTCATGGCCTTTTCAGGGCTCCAGATGGACTGGATATCGCTGCACAGATCTCCCGCCAGCTTTAGAAATCCCATTATCCCATGCCTCCGAATTTCAATCTCACGGTATCTGTCATTCCATTCACAGAATCAATCTGATTCAGCGCAGAATTGACTTCCGCCAAGCGATGCATGATGGTTTCAAGGCTCGCCATCTTCACGCGGCCGTCTCTTGTCTGGAACTCCTGCCCACCCTCCAAAATATTCATACGGGCCGTTTCCAGCGCTTCTTTTTCTTTCTGTAACTCTTCTCTATTCATTGCCGACCTCCAAATGGGCTATACGTTAAACCACTCTCTTTTTTCTCATCTTTCTGCACGGGTAGGGGATCTTTAGCCGACACCTGCAAGCTCCGCACATTCATGACATCCGCCGCCACATATGCATAGACTTCACAATCCAGATAGTGATTATCTCGATGCTGTGCAATCGGTTTCCAGACCTCACGCCCGTTGACCATGATTTTCTGCTCGGCGGTAATCATCTCCGCATATACCTCATCAGTATCTGCATCAACAAGCCATGCACCATACCCGTCTTTCTCTCGACCGATACGGTAAGCGATCAGATCCTTGTATTTGTTCGTGTCCGCTTCGTAAAGCTGCTGCGCCTGTACCCAGTTCATATTGTGATCCTTCGGGTTTAGCTGCTTTCGGCGAAAATATGTAGCCATGGGGCTCGACATGCCCATGACAGGGATGGATGCCGGGTAGTGCAGATAGCAGAAGTCATAAACTTCTTCTGTGTTATACCCTGCATCGACCGCATACAGAGCGACCTGCATGCGCCGGTCTGAATCCTCAATGGGCCACATCTGATCCATGATGTTTGCTACGTCATCGAAAGTCATTGCTGAACCATTCGCAATTTTCTGCGAACGCATATCTGGCAGCCACGCCCGGATCACCCAGTAGAAATACCCCTTCTGGCAGTCCACACCGCCGGTGAGAAGCACCGTTCCTTTGGGAACCACACCGGAACGAAGTTCGGTTCTTCTTTCAAGTACTGACTTCGATTTGATTTGAGACGCCTTCGACTTCCACGGCTCGCCAAGCCATGAATTCACAAAGTTCATCAGTTTCGTGGGATCATCTTTCGATTTCAGAAACTCCTTCGCCACCTCATAGAAATATACCCACGGCGAATACAGTGTATTCAGCTTGAATCCCACTGTTTTCGCCGCGTATCCAATTCTTTCCTTATCCACCCACTTGCCTTTTCGAAGCATACCCATCTTTTCCCTGTCATGGATGTGATACTTGCATTTCTCACATTCGTAATACGTCTCTTTAGAGAGACGCGCTTCATCAAGCACATCAGGAAACTTTAGATGGTGAAAATCAAAAACCTGATAATGCCCGCATTCTGGGCACGGCACCATGAACTCATAGTGCGCTTCGCTTTCCATATAAGACTTATACACATAGCCGTACTCTGTCGTCGGCGTGCTCATGACAAGTATCTTGCGCCACGGCCAGTTTTTAGTACGTTCTTTGACAAGAGATATTGGATTGGCTTCGCGACCGGTCCAGAGCGGATATTTATCGACCTCATCCATGATGACACGCGGGATAGGCCACGAAGCCAGCTTTGCCGGTGAATTTGCCCCGGACAAACGGATAAATCCACCGTTATATCTCACCATAAGCGCCTTGCTTCTGTCTGCGGATTCTATTTTTTTTGCAACGGACGGCGTATTTTTCAGCGCCTTCTGCAAACGATCCACAGAAAAGTCCTTCGCCAGGTCTTCATCCGGCATGACATAAAGCAGACGGCATGGGGACCGATCTATTGTGAAAGCGCAGATATTGATACCAGCCTCTGTAGCGCCGACCTGCGAAGGCTTCAAGAAGGTAATGACTTGTGATGTTTTATCTGTGAATGCGTCCATGATGGCCCGCAGATACGGCGTATTATCCGTATTCCAAAGACCGGCAGATGGTGATTCTTCACGGGAGAGAATACGATTATGGTCTGCCCACTCACTCACCGTTTCCGGAGGCGGCGGCAGAAATGCTTTTCGCGCCTTTTTTATAATTTCTTTTAGGTTTCTTTCCCACTTTGCCTGCATCTTCGGATTTTCCATTGATTCCTGCAAGTTTTCTGAGAAGTTCTTGGACAACTTCATTCGCTACCTCCCCGCACGTCACTGCTAAAGCCACATCAATGGAATAAACTTTTGATTTTATGGTTTCGGGCAATAGTAAGAGCTTTTGCCTGATATCTAAAAATTCATTTTCAAGCGCATCTTTGACTTCTTCCTGCGGAATAAGCTCCCCCATCATTTGCAGTGTCACCATTTCTTCCTGCTTTGCCTTCTGCGCTTTGTAGTCGGCTTCTGCTTTCAGCTTTCTAGCGCTGTCACTCACCGCTTCTGCGGCCGCATTCGCTTTGTTGAACCGCTTATCAATGATTTCCGCCAGATCTACGCGCGCGTTCTCTTTCGCAACGCCAAGCTCTTTGATGGACTTATCCATTCCCACCCGACTAATGCCGAACTGCGCCGCCGCAACGCTCGTTGAACAAATGATGTGTTTATCTTCATTTAGTCGGATTTCTGGTAATCGTTTCGCCATGACATCCTCCCAATAAAAAATGCGCAAGAGCCTTTGCCCTCACGCATTTTCATTTTCCAGAATACATAATACCACGTCTGCTTGTAACATTTTGTAACCTAAATCAGCATTTTCCGTAAAATTTCAAAAGCACGCTCCTCCGCTCGCCTTTCGAAATCTGCCTCTGCCGCTTCCAGCGCCAATTCACGCCTTTCTAGGGCAGCGATCTTCCGGACCGTCATGATGGGGGATCCGTAATACTTGTTCGGATCATATGCGCGATCATCGCAACTTTCTTTCCCCTCTTTAAATTTCAAAGGGAGCCCACCCTCTCCGCTTGTCTGGCAATCCAGAACATCGCCAGTCGCCGCTTTTGACGAAATGATTTTGTAAGTGCCGCTGCGCTTATTCCGTAAAAGCCGGTTGACGAAATGAGAGTAAAAAATCCCATTTGTCCTGTAAACCTCTTCCCACCCGATGCCTGGGTATGTGTTTTCTTTCGTCCCTGCTGTTTTCATTAGCAAATATCCTCCATACTGTCTAATTCTTTTCTGTAGAACTCTCCGAAACGGTCAATAGCTTTCCGCCGCTTCCGGTAAGCGTATTCTCTGCTAACCCCAAGATTTTCCGCGATTCGCCCAGACGGTCTCCCGCTGAAGAAAAAGTTCTGCAAAACATCTATCGTATTGAAATCTTTCTTCCCGTTCTCATCCAGTAACCCGTTAATTCGCTCCATACAGTTTCCAAGAATGGACTGAACGAAACTTAACTCCTTGTAAAGCGCGGTCAGAAGCTCATCCTGCTGTATCAACTTGTCGCCAATATCCAACGTGCCCCCGCCGGACACCTTCTCCTTTGACGGATCAATACCAGAGATATCATATATGCGGTTCTTTTCTTCTTTAACGGCTCTTTCCAGCGAAACGCGCCGCTTCTGAACCGCTTTTATCTTGTCAAAATACTCGTCCGCTGTCATGATCCACCTCGCTATACTTTATCCGTGACACAAGCAATGAGCTGTCTAAGATACCACGCCGCCTTTTCCAGATCTTCGCACGGGTTATCCGCATGCTTCACCTTGTACCGCCACAAATACTTGAAAACATTAAAGAACATGGCCGCCTCCATGCCGGGAAGTTCCATTTCTCGGATCCTTGCCATCGCCACATCGAAGCACTCATACTTCCCGTCCTTGTAATACGACGGGTTGATCGCCTCGTCGTTAAACTTCTTGAATGTCACCGCAGACGAACCTTCGTCTTCCATGAGAGACAGCTCATCTTTTAAAATCCTCGCATAAGTCTTCAGCGCCTCCTCATCTCTGACAACATAAGTGCCGTCGTCATTCACCGCACAAATTCGCCCCCTGATTACTTGCCCAACCCAGTTCTCAAACATAACGCGATCTCCCTTATGAAATTCTTCATCACACATCGATAGTCCTCCTCTCATCTGTATTCATCTTTCCAAAACATATCTCATTCCCCCATGCATCCCACCCATCGAACCGCTCGCGGGCGAACAATTCGATGAACGGCGGGTAACTTACTTTCTCTATCATTTCTCGCATCTGTACGGGCTTCCTTGAGTGTTCTCTCTTTTCTTCAAAGAACCCAGTCTTTCCTTGCTGACGTTTTCCGTCTATGACTTTGTACGGAAGTTTCCCGCGGATGCCGAACAAACAATGTTCAGTCAACCCGCGGAAATATTGCCCTAGCCCTATTCGGTCTTTCATCCACGTGATCGTGGTAACGTAGCGAAATCCCCACGCATCCATAACTTCAAGTGCGTCACGAAGAAAATTGTTCGTTGTCCATAAATACAAATGGGCGTTGTCTTCTGCCAGATCCTGCACCATAGGAGCCATGGCTATGATTTCCTTCGTTTTCATAAGCGGATAATGGACATTAGCCCCTCGTCCACCCCCTCCATGCTCAATCCATGGCGGGTCAGCATAAATCGTATGATACCTCATGCCTTTCCTCCATAAAACCGCTTTGTGCTTCTTTCATCGGCTTCCTTGATTTTCTGCTGGATTGCAGACTTATCAAGTCCAAGTCTGCAAACAAGGCTGTCCAGTGCGTTCTGGCAGTCCGCTACCGCCTGAATGAGGTTGTCCCGTGCATCCTCCGGCGTCGTGTCCGTCTCACAGTGCCATGCGATAGTTGCTCGTTCCCACCGTGAAATCGCGCGGATAAGATCGGCGGCTTCTTCTTTAGCGATATCGCAATTCGCTGCTATTCCATAACACATCACGATGTCCTTATTCATGTTTCGTCTCTTTTTAAGAAACTATGGTGTATTGAGAAGAAGATAAACCACTTAAAATATCAAACCCTGATGGTAGATTTTTAATTTTCACACCTTTAAGTTTGAGATCCATCAATCTCTCGATTATCAAACTTCTTGTATGCATCAAGGTATACTTCTTTCTTATCACCGTTGTATGTAACTTCATAATACATACCGTCAGGCAAGTCAGTTGACACCAATGCTTTCCAGTTCTGTAAAACCTTGCAGAACCAAACAACAAAAACGTCATCTAACATAATATGTACGTTATCTGTTTTATCAAGATGTTCGCTTACATAATTTAAGACGATTTCTCTTGCGATTTTCTGATAGTCCATAATTTTTCTCCTTCCGTCGTTTATACCGTTCTCGTCCAAGCTCTTATCATGTATATTCTTATTCATCTGTTTTCTCCTTTCAACCTGCGCCAGTGTATATTTTCTAACTCCCTCCATCCAATTAGTAAATCTAACACTTTCCTCTATCTGTTCTTTTGTCGGCCCTTCCATTTTTCTCTCCCTACCACTCTATTTCTATCGCGAGTATCCGGCTAACCTTAAACGGAATATAGTCATCGTCAAACGAGTACGCACCATCGCATTGTATGTGTGAGCACGGGCGGATCGTGACTATATCCATATTCCATACCTGCTCTTTAGTCAGCCTATTTTTGTAAGCGAAACTCGCAACAGCCTCGCTCTTCGGCCACTCGTCTCCGATTTCCCCATCATCTGGGCGAGATAAACTGATTTCACATTCGTCGGGAATAATTTTGAGTAAATCAATCAGTTTCATTTCTTCCCTCTTTCTGCATACTCGATCTCAATCCGCATAAACGGTTTCTTTTCATCCGTGGCATACATCGGTGTAATTTCAAGCACTTTGTAATCATGCCACCTTCGAAATAAGAAAAACGGAAGATTGAACAGTTCCCCTGCGTATGCGTTCTTCCCACTTTCTTCCGTTGACACAACTTGTATAACTGGGTTTCTCATGGTGCTTACAAGCTGGCTAAAATACATCATGCTATTGCCCCTTTCTCAATGCTTCTGCTAACTTCTCTATTACAAAATCTGCACAAGGCTGCGCCATACCGTTCCCGATCGCTTTGTAGCGTTTAGAATCGCTTCCGCCTTCCGTCCAATTATCCGGAAGACCCTGTAATCTCTCGCACTCAAGCGGCGTAAGTTTTCTAACGAACGCTTCGCCCCGCTTCAAAACAGCTTGCTGTGCCTTGTAATCGTAGGCGGTTAGCATGTGCGCCACACCAATTGAGGGTAAGTGAGAGCTGTCCTTGCCGATTGCAACCATGCAGTACCTATCTACGCTCGTCAATGTAAAAGCCGTTTTCTCTTTGCAGATCGGACCATTTCTTGACATTCCGGTTCCCTGGCACAAACACACACCTTTCTCGATTTTTAACGGCACATTGCCGCCTCCTGTCCCCATCCTTGTTGTCAACGTTGGGGAAATGTCGCGTTCGTTATACCGTGCGTCCGTCCCGTGGCTTTCGTAAATTTCCATTTCTTCCACGATATAATTCTCACTCCCTTCTCCGTACACCCCACCTGCCGCTTTCAGCGTACTTGCGGGAAGTCCTTGCTTAATCTCCGAATAGCTTTTCGTAGGGAAAAGTTCAGCTTCCATCATGCGCCTGCCTTCTCAGAACGGCTTCCAGCAATTCGGGAAGTTTTTTCCCTTTTGCCTTAACTCGTTTAAGTATTCCCGCGCACGCTTTCGGGGTTAAAGAGTACCTGTACGTACCCCCCCATTTTCCAAAACCTGCGACAAGGAAGATTCTCTCGCGATGTTGGGGGACGCCCCAAAATTGAGCGTCAAGCACTCGCCATGCGATTCCACATTCTTTACTTCTAACCATTCCGGCTCTGGCCCATCGTCCAGAAGCAGGCATTGGAATGTCGGTCTGTCCGATTCCCTCAAGCACAGCCTTAAAGTCACGCCGAGCATTGCTTGTAAACGCTCCCAAGACGTTTTCCCAAACAAAGAACTTTGGGTATACTCCATTCGTTTTCCCCCTCATTTCTCTTACAATCCGCATTGCCTGGTAGAAAAGGTTAGACCTCTCCCCTTCAAGCCCTGCCCTCTTACCTGCGATAGATAAATCCTGACACGGACTTCCTGCACAAATAATATCGACTGGCGGGATTTCTGCTCCGTTGATTTTTGTTACATCCCCTAGCTGAATCGTGTCCGGGAAATGCTTTCCCGTGATGCTTGCAGGAAATGGATCGATTTCACTGCTCCAAAGCGGCTTTACGCCGTTTCTCACAGCCGCAAGCTGCCACCCGCCAATACCGTCAAACAAACTTCCAAGCGTTATCACTTTTGTTCTCCTTTGATGATATTCTTTTAAACTTCCTACTTTTACATTTCATCGCGCGCAACTTCATTAAAAACCTTTTGTCTTTGGGCAACGGCTTCATGTATGGCATAGAATTTCTAGCTTCTCTAAGCATATGCCTCACGTGATTCATTGTTGGGTATCTTTCAGATTTAAACACATTAACCATTCCTTACAAATATAAATCTATGTGATGATCGTGATACTTTTCTCCTTCGTAAATCCAATCTTTATCTACTATCTGATACCCCAAAACTTCCTTATGTAATCATTTCTACTCCCCCGCAACTGTGCTGAATGTTATGTACGTTCTGGATGTATCTGCCATTCACAAACTCAATTTCATTCATCACCTGCCATCCCTTTCAAAACTCGCACACCACGCGTCATGTTCAGCGCGTAAAAACAGTTTAAAGCAAGCCATGTCTTTGCACTCTGAGTAGTCATGCTCTTTAATCCCATTCCAACGTTCACAGTTAGCACACATATCATGTAATAAGGCTATTGTGTTACCTGTATCAGTTCGATTTAAATATCCTTTTATATGCTTGTATGTTTCCTCAAAACTTTCAGATTCTGCATTTCTCATCTTTTTCCCCCCTCGACAAATTTTTCTACGTCAAACCCAGCGGGCAATACTCTTCTGCCATTCACAAACTCAATCTCATTCTTCACCATCTTTATCCTCACTATCTACCCGCAGGTATTTAGGAATTTTCCGTTCTTATCAAATGTCAATCGGCACGGTGCAAACCATCTTCCGCAGTTTGCGCATCTTTTCTCTTTCATTGCCATCATCCCGCAATAAAGTAGCGAATAATTTCCGCATTCGGCATGATAATGAATATAACCATGCAAAAGAATGCAACAAAAACACAAAATACCAGCTTTTCCTTGCTCGGTCTGCTCTTGCTGCTTTCCTCAAACGCAGATAAGAGCGCCACAGTGCAGACAAGTAATGATAAACAGCTGAGCAACCAGCTTAGGCTGAACAAAACATCAATCAGATAATCCGTCAATATCATCATTTACTACCTCCCCCGAGAATTGTTTTACAAACTCTCTCATCGGAATGGCCATGCACCGGCTTTCTCCCCACTTGCCTGTCTGGTGAAACACCACAATACTCACGGGCTTTTTCGTGTACTTCTTTTCAAAATCAGCCACGTTGTCAACCGTTACCATGGTATTGTCGATTTTTTTGATAAACCGGCAGCCCGACTTTACGTTTTCTTCTTTTAAATTCATGTCAGCTCCAAGATTTCCACTTTATATTGAAATAATAATTCGCGATTTCCGGATATTCATTCAGAAACTCCTTCGCCGTGCGAAGAGATTTGCATTCGCCAGCCGCGCCGTTCTTGTGTGCCACCTCATTATCTAAGCAGCAGAATTCATAAAACGATTTCTTCTTCACGAAACTTACCTGATTGCACCATCTGGCAAGAGCGTTATACATCCCTTCCCACTGACTTCCACGATACGGCGCGCCAACCGGTGACTGATAACGCATAATATAGGGGATCGCCCCGTATTGAAAAAGTAGTGCGATCCTCTTGAACGTATCATGAATATCCTGCGCATCCGTTCCTTTGAACCCACATAAGACATAAAATCGAATGCGATTCGATCCGGTGAACCGACGAATGAGCTTCAATTTTCGCTCAATCAGCTGGTAATCTCTAACATCGTCGAATGCGAAGGTGTAATCCCCATCGTACTTACAAGAAAACAGTTCTTCGCATCTTTCTTCATCGAGTATCCGTTCATCCATGCCCTGCTTGAATCGAAACGGTTTCTTCGTTGCCTTCAAAAGATGCAGCAGACGTTTCCAATCAGGATGAGATAGGAAATTGTCATCCAATAAGCAGATCTTTTTCCTGTCAGTATCCAGAAATTCGTCCAGCGGACTTGCCAGGAACGCTCTGCTATATTTCTGATTGACGCAGAAGGGGCATTTCCTGAAACATCCCCTCGTCATATACCCGATAGAATAGTCGTGGTAGAATGCAGTCCCACTCTTCCAGTTTGCCCATTCATCATACAGATGGTAGTCCGGCATATGGTGCTCTATCTCATCGGGCAGGGCAGGTGCCTTATCAAAGAAATACCCAGTCCCGCCCTTCACGATTTTGGTATCCGTGAATAGCCCCCCCTCGATGGGGTCAGGCGTATCCGTGAATACCTTCGCCACATACACCTTATCGAAGCGGGATAGATCAGAGCATTCGAGCACGAGCTGTACCTCATCTCCTAGAGACTTGTGATAGCCGCTTATTTTCATGCAGCACAGATTTGGGAACCGGTGTCGTTTACGTCCGATGAGGTCTGCATCTACCACTCCGATCCTCATTTTCCTGTACTCCCCACGCCGCCGTTTCTTTCGGCGTTCGCTTTGTCATCCTCTGCGAGCAGATACTTCATGAAGATCCCCTGTGCGATTCGATCCCCTTTGTGAATTTTCACATCGCGATAGGGATCCCGATTGACAAGAGCGATGCAGATTTCTCCATCATTGTTAGGATTACCGTAGTAATCCGCATCAATGATGCCCGTGCCATTCGCCAGCGCCAGCCCCCACTTGATCCCCAGCGAACTTCTGATGCATATCATCAGAAATTCGTCAGGCTCCATGCGGGCTTTAATGCCCGTTTTCAGCGTCGCAACGAAACTCCCGCCCGCATGGACGATGAAATCATTCGGGGCCACAAAGTCGTACCCAGCCGAATACGCTGTAGCGCGTTTCGGTAAAACCGCGTCTATGGCACGCGGCGCATCGATCCTTTCAAAACGTCTCATTCATGTTCCTCCTCTCCCAAAATATCGTGAATTTCGACGAATCTATTCATTAGCGCATCTCGTTCTTCTGTATCCGCATTCACAAAGTCTTCCAGCATGCTTTTGACGGTTTCTTTGAACGGCTTTACCAGCGCTCCGGCCCCCTCTGCTCTGTCAAGTACGGATCTAAGAAACTCGAATGCGATGAGCATATCGACTTCAAGCTGCGCATGCTGATTGAGCTCGATTTTTGTATGAACGGTATCAGCCGTTCTTCTGACTGTTACCAAAGCTGTATACTCTGTCATGATTTCCTCCTCAATACGGCATATCCGCAGGCGGGATTTCCGCTGGCGGCACTTCATTGCCAAACTGATTAAAATCGCCTTTTGGCGCATTATCTTCGTGTTTTTTGAACACAAGCTTTACCCCATCCGCGGAAATTGCGTAAAAAGTCCGCTTTGTGTCAGTCGTCTGATCTTTGTACGAAGAAGAAGTAAACTTCCCCCACGCGCTTACCATATCCCCCTTGCGGAAGTTGGCAGCTTCCTCTGCTACCCTTCCCCAAGCAGTGATCGGCACCCAGTTTGTAATCATCCTGCTCCCGTCGTTCTGGTCATAAATAATTTCATTGGCGGCGATGGTAAACCTCGCCATACAGCGTCCGTTTGAGGTCATTTTGACCTCGGGATCCCGAGGTAAATTCCCAGTAAAAAAGCAGAAATTATTCATTTTTTTCTCCTCTCAAAATCTGTTTTGCCTTCTCTTTATTTTCTTCAAAGCGAGCATCCATCAAGTCGAAGTTGCTCGCGACGATGCCTCTAGTGACTTCCCACTGCCCCCTCGCATCGATGAAACGCCCATACCGGAGCGTACCTCTTATCAAGACGTGCACGTCAGGTTCAAGCACATCCGCCTTCGTATTCGTCGCATTCAGCGGGACGCTGACGGGGATGTCTTCGCCGTCGGCGTCCAGACGGAACAAAGCCACCTGCTCCGCTCCGTCCGATACCGAGAATACTCTCGGCATTCCGACGACTTTCCCTTCCACGACTACCAGATTCATCTCCCACCTCCCAATTTCAAACACCCAGACAGAAGTGCTTGAAGTTGCGGGTTCCTAGAAATCAGCGCCGCATTCTCCGCTTCTTGTGCGGCCGACCCTCTCTGCCGTTCATACTCTGCCAGGAACGACCGTCTCTTCCACTCGAGGTCCTTATCGCTTGCGAAGCGAATTTCTTCTGTGGTAAACATGGCAGCCGCTCTTTCAAGTGCGGCTTCCTCGAAGTGCACCCGCGTTTTTCGGAAATAATCAGCGTGAATACAGGCGTCGTAGAATTTTTTCCACGCTTCGCCCGCTCCAAGCTCGCGCTTTCCTTGCGCGGCGTCAAGAAGAGCCTTCGCTCTTCCTCTGATTTTGGCGATAGAGGGGCATTTGTCTTCCGTGCGGATCAACTGCCCAATAGCAGCGATGACCGCCTCCTCCGGTAAGTCCTGTAAGTTCGCATAGTAGGTAATGGACTTTTCCTCTGTGAAAAAGTCATATGCCGAACCAAGCACGGCGATCCCTTTTTTCAGTTTTTCTCTCATAAACTCTCCAATGCTTTGTAAATGGCCTGCGCTTTCGATTCTTTCTTTTCAGGGTGTTGCCTTAATTCAAATAGCCCTTGATATCCACACATGGTGGATTGATCGAGAATGGCAATCATCATTTGGACATCTCCCCCCGACAACTTTTGAAGCTTCATAAGGGCGATATGCGCCGCTCGCGAAGTCAAAGGAACGTGTCGGCCGTTCTTATCGCTTCTTGCCTCTTCCCATCCATAAAGTGCATTCAGAAGGTCAGAATTGCCATTCGCAAAGACACGAAATTGTTCGCTGGATGAGCCAAAATCATTTCTTTTAGTTTCTTCTTCTTCTTTCTTCTCTCTATGTATTCTCTCTTCCCTATAGAGAGGTGCAACAGTATTGCACCTCTGTGGGGCAACAGTATTGCACTTCTGTGGGGCAACAGTATTGCACTTCTGTGGGGCAACAGTATTGCACTTCTGTGGGGC